CCACAGCAGGACCACATGGCGCACATTCGTGTTCATGCGGCTATGTTGCAGCAGCCATCTACTGCCACAAACCCGCAGGCGTTTATGATGTTGAATGCCCACGTTCAAGAGCATGTAGCTATGCATGCTCGTGACTTGGTGCAGGATATGTTTACTAAGGTAATGCAGCAGGCGCAGATGGAAAATCCTGGTGAGCCTGTTCCGCAGATTAATCCTGACGCACTTGAAGCTGCTGTTGCACAGCAGATTGCAGATACAACTGAACAGTTGGCTCCGCTCCTAACGCCTCCACAACAGCCTGACCCACTTGTTGCTATCCGCCAGCAGGAATTGCAGAACGATACGCAAGAGATTCAGCGTAAGGCAATGAACGATGCGATGGATTTCCAGATTGACCAAGCTAAGTTGATGCAGTCTTATCAGATGGCGCAAGAGCGCCAAGCTCTACAGCGTGAAGTTGCTGAAGACCGCAACCTCGTAAATGTTTATCGGATTGACACACAGGCTGAATTGAAACGTGAACAGTAATGCCCATAGAGTTACAATATTGGCTAGTGTTAATGGTAACCTTGAACACTACTGTTAACCTAATACTGTTCTACGGTAGGATAAAGAAAGATAAGTAATGGCTAAAACAGCGGCTACAAAATTAAACGAGGCAAGCGAGATAACTATTCCTTTAAGGAATCTTATCAGCATGATTGCTTTCACAGCCGTATCAGTTTGGGTGTATTTTGGCCTGACCGAGCGAATATCTTTCTTAGAGCATAATCTTGAGCTTACAATGGAAGAGGTTGAAGAGAACGACAATTGGATAGACGATTTTCAGCCACCCAAGTCTGTTCAAAACACAGTGTCTCAAGTACATCAACTACAGATAAGCATAGCTGAACTACAGCTTCGTCTGGCTGTGCTGGAAGGAAAGTGACATGTTACAAGCTCTTATTGGTCCCCTTGCAGGTTTGGCATCATCTTTTGTTGAGGGGCAGGTATCCAAGCAAAAGGCGAAGTCTCATCTTGCACAGACTGAGGCAGAAGCAAAAGCAGAGATAATGAAGACTGCCGCTACCCATGATAGTAAGTGGGAGCTTATCATGGCAGAAGGTACAAAAAATTCTTGGAAAGATGAGCTAGTCACAATTATTATATTAGTGCCTGTGTGTCTTGTCTTCATTCCCGGCATGGAAGATGTAGTTAAGAATGGCTTTGATAGATTGAATGAATTACCAGAGTGGTATCAGAACGTCCTCTATGTTACAATTCTAGCAGCGCTTGGTTTAAAAGGCGTGGATAAGTTTAAGAAAAAGTAATGTGGTGTAAAGACGACGTAACAACTGAAGAGCAGGCCAAGAAAAACCATGACAGCAGCAATGGAAAGAATTTTAGCTTGGAAGCTACTCCCCCGGATTATGATGATTATGATGTCAATATCCGCTTGGCGGGTAGTGGAGTGGTTTATGACGCTTCCCAACCCAACAATTGAACAGTCTGCACTGGTTAGTGTAGTAACAGGAGCCATGACCGGCGCGTTTGCTGTATGGCTAGGCCACGAGAAATAGGACATTTATTATGACAGGTGCAGGCGGCAGACCAAGAATCCAGCAGATGGCGGATGACTTAGGTATTTCATATAAAGAAGCTAAAGCACTTATGGCTGAAAGCCGTAAGAATGTTTCTCCAGCGGTTAAGCGTGTTCTCGAAGGATATGACAGAAAAACTGCAGACCGCATTGCACAAGAGGATACAAAGATGGTTCTAAAACGTAAAGCTGGTGGTAGTACGTCAAAGGTAGATAGACCGATTACAAAAAAAGAAGAAGAAGAAAGAAAGAAAAAGAAAGAGCACCCGTCTGACTATGGAGGCACCATAGGAGGAGGTGGTCTTGAGGAAGTATATCCTGAGTCTGTACAAGAATACATGGACACCGCTCCTAAACAACAAGTGAAGCTAGAGCGTCGTGGTGATAAAAAGAAAGTTATCATGGCTAAAGACGGCAAGTACATGTCTCACGGTGGTGGCTGTGGATGCATGGAATGCGGTGGCGAAACTGTCCGTGGTATGGGCAGAGCGTATCAGGGTTCAACTCGTTCAGTAAAGATTAGATAGATGATAGGTACTCCAGGAGAAAGAGGCGGGGGTCATGCTGGCGGCGGGGGGGCTATTTCCGACTATACAGGCACCCCAAGTCCAGTAGATACTGGCTCTCAGGGCGAGGGCGATAATTCTTATACCGCCGCTATTCGTGACTCTAAGGGAAACATAACCAACCCCTACCCAGATGGTTTCTTCTCCAGAATCTTTGGTGCAGAAAACGTGTCTTATGCTGGCTTACTTGACCAGAATCAAATGGCTGGTATTGAGAACATGCGTTACAACAGATACAGCAACCCTCAAGCTGCTGTATCTAAAGGCTTTGGTTCTTTATTCGGCGGCGCTGAAGGTGAAATGACCGTAGCAGGTCCACGGGTCACGCAGATACAACCCGCTACAACCAGCCAAAGTTTGGCAGGTATCGTAGGAATGGGTCTTGGTCTTCCTGTTGGTGCTTTAAGTCGTGCCGCAAGAACGACTTACGCTCCAGAAGGTTTCCTTGATGAGGGCTCTGCATCACCAAGCGCGGTAAGTGCATCCTCAGAGTTCTTAACTGGTGTTAGCCCAGAGGCCGTTGGAAGTATATACGGTCAAGCTGCTGACTTGGTTGACCAAGCGAAAGAAGGTATAAGAAGTATTTTTTCTGACAAAGACGTTGACGATGTTATAGACAATCTAGAAAGACCTATGGATAAATACGCAGGTCAAAGGGGCCGAGACTTGTTGGCGGCTCAGATTACCCCTGCTGATCTTCCCTCCTCTGTCAATCCATCATATGAGGAACTATCCGGCGCATTTATGGACAGGGAATCAACCACCAATGACGATTTTATATACACAGGACTAGGATTAGGTCCTAGACCTGAAGTAGATTTAAAAATAGATGATACAAACAGCGTACTTATGGCTATACAAGAAGCTGCTCTTAGGAAAAGATCATGAGAATAGAAATCAATATTATACCTGACGGCATTGACCCGGCAAAAGAAATTCAAGACGGCACTCCTGTTGATAAGATGGATGGTGGATGTCCTGAAGCCACGCAGGATATTGACCTTAACCTTGATAACAGGCAGACGGCTATAGATGAATACGGCTATGGTCCATTAAACCCCGGTTTAGATGACTCAGGAAAGAACGATACTTATTGGCAGTCTATCGCGGATACTTTTGACACAGACATCGAGGCAGCAAAAGAAAGTCGTTGCGGTAACTGCGCTGCATTTAATCTGACGGATAAGATGAAAGACTGTATTGCAAAAGGCATTGGCTTTGAGGGTTCTGACCCTTATGCTTCTGTTTCTGCTGGAGACATTGGGTACTGTCAGTTCTTAAAATTTAAATGCGCCTCTATGCGCATGTGTAATGCTTGGGTTTCTGGAGGGCCAATACTAGACGAAGGGGCTGTTTAATGGATATATATGAACTTATAACAAAATATAATAAAGTCTTGCACAATCACATAGAAGACCTTAGTGTTTCTATAACCAGTGGTAGTATTTCTAGTATGGAAGACTACCGCGCAAGAGTCGGTGAAATACAGGGTGTCACCTATGCTCTTGACGAATTGAAGGCCCTGCTCGAAAAGGCTAAGTATATCGATGGCACTGATAGTACCTGAATACGTCCTTGCGCAACGCGCTGCTAAAGAAAAGGCTGAAAAAGCCGCAAAAGAAAAATCCCTTTCAGAACGAGTACCACAACCCACAGGATGGCGAGTTCTTGTCATGCCTTATATGGGCAAGGAAAAGACTGATGGGGGTATATATGTACCCGATGAATCCAGAGAACGCGAATCTCGCGCAACCGTTGTAGCTTATGTGCTCAAGGTAGGCCCTTTAGCTTACCAAGATAACGATAAGTTCGGTGGCGAAGCTTGGTGTAAAGAGGGTGATTGGGTGTGTATCGGAAGATACGCTGGCTCTCGATTCCAGATCGAAGGCGGCGAAGTTAGAATCATCAATGATGACGAAGTCATTGCAACAATCGTTGACCCCGACGATATCAAAACGTATGGAGCATAGAGATGTTACCCGACGCAGAAGAAAAAGAAGTTGAAGTTGTAGATGTAGGCACCGACGAGCAGGAAGTTGAGCTTGAAGGTGTTGAAAACATCGTGGAGTCTGAGGAAGCTACAGAGGAAGCGGAACCAGTAAAGCAGGAAGACGAGCTTGAAGCCTATTCAAAAGGTGTCCAGCAACGTATTAGTAAGCTTACTAAAAAGTATCGTGATGAAGAAGCACAGAGAGCAGCAGCCGTTGAGTTCGCTGAATCTGTTAAGAAGCAGAACGATGAACTAAAAGCACGTTTGGAGGCTTTAGACCAGTCTTATGTGGGAGAGTTCGGCACTCGTGTTGATTCTCAGATTGAGGCTGCAAAGCAATCTTATCAAAAAGCTTATGACGAAGGCGACTCTGAGGCGATGTTCGAGGCTCAGAAGAATCTTAGTAAGCTGGCGCTGGACCAAGCTCAACTAGAGCAAGCAAGGCGTACTCAGGAAAAAAGGTCTCAAGTTAGAGAAGAACCGGTTCAAGTTCAACAGCCTGTTCAGCAATCTGCACCCGCGAAGCCTGACCCAAAAGCAGAAGACTGGGCTTCAAGAAATGAGTGGTTTGGCACAGATCAGACTATGACTTATGCGGCGTTCGGGGTTCATAGGACTTTAATTGAAGAAGAAGGGTTTGACCCGCAGTCCGATGAATACTATAATGAACTTGACAGTCGTATGCGTACTGAGTTTCCACAAAAGTTTGGAAGCGCACCTCGCAAAGATACTGGGCCCAGAGTCGCCTCTGCTGAGTCCACGGCCTCACGGTCGAAGTCACCAAAGGGGCGCAGAACAGTGAAGCTGACCCCTTCGCAGATTGCAATCGCCAAGCGTCTTAATGTTCCGCTTGAAGAATACGCAAAGCATGTTAAGGAGTAAAAGTATGACTGATTCTACAAAAAGAGCCTCACGGGACTCAGAAACTCGTGCAAAGACCACAAGACGCAAGTCTTGGGCACCGCCTTCAAAGTTGGAGGCACCTGAAGCTCCCGCAGGCTTCAAGCATCGTTGGATAAGAACCTCTATTCGGGGGGAAGACGATTCAATGAATGTGACATCAAAACTGCGGGAAGGTTGGGAGCCTGTACGGGCAGATGAATATCCTGAGTTAGCTGGTCAATACCCAACTATTCAGGAAGGCACAAATGCTGGTACAATTGGTGTAGGCGGTTTAATGCTTGCACGAATCCCAGAAGAGACGGTCCAAGAACGAACTGAATACTACCGGGAGCAGACCCGCACACAAATGGATGCCGTTGATCAGAACCTAATGAGGGAACAACATCCTTCAATGCCTATCCATAACGATAGGAAAAGTCGTGTATCATTCGGGGGTAAAGATTGACCCCTTTAACTTACAAGGAGTAAGCAATGGCAAACTCAAATGTTGCCTTCGGCCTCAAGCCGATTAATACCGCTGGTAGCACTCCTGCTACTCAGGGTACTAATGCATATTTCATTGCTAGTGATGCAGCAGCGATCTTTCAGGGTTCTCCGGTTAAATGCGTGAACGGTGGCGAAATCGCTATCGGCTCTGCAACTGGAGACACTGTAGCTTTTGTTGGTGTTTTTGCTGGTTGTGAATATGTTTCATCAGAAACAGGAAAGAAAGTCTTTTCTAATTACTGGCCTGGATCAGGTGCAGACACAAACTTCGATATTATCGGACATGTGTATGACAACCCGATGCAGCGTTTTGTGATTGCAACAGACGCAACTTTCACAGACCAAGCAACTGCTCGTGCAGCAATCTTTGAGAACACAATGCTCAATGGCGGCGCGTCAGGTAGTACAACTACAGGTAACTCTTCTGCAAAGATGGATGTTGCAACACTTGATTCTTCTAATGCCTCTCTTCCTTTGAAGATTGTTGGCATTCAGACAGATGTTGACAACGAAGATTATGCAGCAGCCGGTCTTCCTGTAATTGTGATGATTAACAACCACGCTTTGCTTCAGGCTGATTCTGAAGCAGCGATATCATAGGGAGGCTAACTAATGGCTATTTCTCGCGCACAACTCGCCAAAGAACTAGAGCCTGGTCTTAACGCTCTCTTTGGTATGGAATACAATCGTTACGAAGGCCAGCATGCCGAAATCTTCGACTCCGAGTCATCAGACCGGGCGTTTGAAGAAGAAGTAATGCTGTCAGGCTTTGGTGCCGCTCCTGTTAAACAGGAAGGTACTGGCGTATCATTTGATGATGCACAAGAAGCTTACACTGCTCGTTACAACCACGAGACAGTGGCGATGGCCTTTTCAATCACAGAGGAAGCAATTGAAGATAACTTGTACGATCGTCTAGCATCACGCTACACACGCGCACTTGCTCGTTCAATGGCACACACAAAGCAGGTTAAAGCTGCTTCAATCCTCAACAATGCGTTTACTGCTGGTGCTTCTGCTGGTGGCGACGGTGTAGCACTTTGTGATGCATCACACCCACTGACAAACGGCGGTACGTTTTCTAACGAGCCATCAACTGCAGCAGATTTGAACGAAACTTCTTTGGAAGACGCTCTAATCAACATTGCAGGGTTCACTGATGAACGCGGTCTAGTAATTGCTCTTAAAGGCATGAAGCTAATCGTTCCACGCCAACTTCAGTTCGTAGCAGAACGTCTGCTTGTATCAAACCTACGGGTCGGTACATCTGACAACGATGTGAACGCACTGAAGAGCATGGGTATGCTCCCTGAAGGTTATGTGGTCAACGACTACCTAACTGACACAGATGCATTCTTCATCAAAACTGATGCGCCAAATGGCTTCAAGCACTTTGAGCGTATGGCTTTGTCAACAAACATGGATCCAGATTTCGACACTGGTAACATGCGGTTCAAGGCTCGTGAGCGTTACAGCTTCGGTTTCTCTGACCCACGCGCAGTATTCGGTTCACCGGGCGCTGCATAAGGTTAAAGACATCTTTACGAAGAGGGCGGCTTTCATGCCGCCCTTTTTTGTTGTATACTATTTATATCCCTGACAGCCGCATCCCGTGGCTGACATTAGCCACGACAGGAGATTATCATGGCTCTTTCTACCTTTTCTGGTCCAGTCCGTTCAAATAACGGCTTCCAGATTCCCGTTGTAACAACAGCAAACCTTCCAGCGTTTGGCAGTGTAGCAGTAGGTACTGTTTACATAGTCAGCGATAATGGTTCTGGCAACGACGAATACTGCATTGTCATTAACACAGGCGCTGCTTGGGTTACCGCTGTAGGCGCAGCACTTAGCTAATAGGAGGCGGAAATGGCTGCTTCTATTACAGCAAAAACTGCTACCGCCACAGGTACATTTCTTGGTGGTAGAACTAGACTAAAGTCTTTTTATGTAAAAACTGCAAGCAGTGGTTCTCCAGCCGTTGTCTTTAAAAATGGTTCTGGTGGTGCAACATTATTGTCAATGGTGTTTCATACCTCAGATGACAATCAAATAACTATACCTGATCACGGTATTATATTTGATGATGAGTGCCACGTTACATTAACCAATGTAGACTCAATCACAGGGTTCTTTGGATAATGGCGGGCAATGAAGTCATTGCTAAACATTTACACGCTTCCGGTGTCCTTGCAGACTGCCGGGGGCGTTTAAAAGGTTTTATTGTAAACCACGACACAGGTGCGTCAGGTCATATTATTTTATACGACAATGATTCTGCCGCATCTGGTACTGTTGTTTTAGAAGTAGATGAAAAAGCTGCCGGGACTTTTGGTATGGAAATACCGGGCGATGGTATTATATTTCGTGACGGTTTGTACGCTTCTTTGCCGTCCGACACTTCAATAACTGTCTTTGTTCAACTGGGAGGTCGATGATGGCCCCAAAGAAAAAAAAGAAACAGGTTAGTCTATCTGTTAAAAAGGGTGAGAAGTTACCAGCATCTCGCGGTGCAGGTCTTACCGCCAAGGGCCGAGCTAAATATAACAAGGCCACTGGTTCAAAGTTAAAAGCACCACAGCCGGGCGGTGGCAAGCGTAAGAAGTCTTACTGTTCCCGCTCTGCAGGTCAAATGAAGATGCATGGTATTAGTTGTAAGAAGACCCCTAAGAAGCGTATTTGTGCCGCAAGGCGGAGGTGGAAGTGCTAATGGAAAAGCTTATGCCCGTAGCTCTACTAGCCTTCCTTGGTTGGATAGGCATTGAAGTCACTCAGCTTAAAACAGATACTGCTGTTGTGGCTCAAAAGGTGACAGAAAATCATCGCATGTTGACTGTGCTTTGGGATGATTTTTTACAGGAGAAAAGTAATGACAATCTCGCGTGGTTCGATAGGTAAGCAAATGTCAGGTGGTTCAAAAAAAGATGCATGTTACAGCAAGGTTAAACGCCGTTATAAGGTCTTCCCGTCGGCGTATGCAAGCGGGGCACTCGCAAAGTGTCGAAAAGTCGGAGCAGCCAACTGGGGTAACAGTACCACCAAGAAAGCAGCAGGCGGAACATATAAATACAGAACAACAAAAATCTACTGATGAGAAATAATGGATCCTGTAAGCGCAATAGCGATAGCAAGTACCGCCTACAAAGCGATCCAAAAAGGATTTCAGATAGGCAAGGACATCGAGTCTATGTCGGGGGACATTGGCAGATGGATGAGTGCTATACAGAGTGTCAAGGAAGGACACGATAAAGCTAAAGGTCGAAGGTTCGGCAGTGTAGAAGAAGAGGCTCTTGAGACTTATGCGGCTAAGAAAAAAGCCGAGAAGATGGAGAATGAGCTTAGAAATTTTGTTACAGGACAATATGGTTTTAATGCTTGGCAGGATATTATTCGTATCCAAGGCCAGTTAAGAAAGGCCCGAATAGCTGAAAGAAAAAGGAAGGCCGAACAAGTTGAGACTATAATTACATGGGCGTTGGCTGCTTCAATAGCTATTTTGCTATTTGGTTTTATGGTCTTTGTAGTCAATACAGTTTTAGAATGAGGAAGCCGGCATGGCTGTCAGGAAAACAAAGAAGGGCTTGGCTCTCAAGCGCTGGTTCAAGGAAGAATGGAAGGATGTCCGCACGGGGAAGCCGTGTGGCAGACGCAAAGGAGAAAAACGGGGTACTCCATATTGTCGCCCCTCTAAACGTGTCTCTAGTAAAACCCCTAAAACCTCCAAAGAGATGACGGCTGCGGAAAAACGTAGTAGAATAGCACAGAAGAAAAAGCTTGGTCAGCCGGCAGGTAAGCCAAAAAGAGTTAAATCATTGAAGAGAAGGAAAAAATAATGCATTGTTCTCCTCGTAAAGCTATGGGCGGTGCCATGTCTATGCCCACTCGTAATTCTAAGACTCCAAGTCGCACACGTTTTAAAATGGGTGGCGGAAACTTTCCCGACCTTAGTGGTGACGGTAAGGTTACACAAAAAGATATTTTGATGGGCAAGGGTGTAGTTAAAAGAGGCTACGGCGGCACACACAGGAAAAAGTAAATGGCAACTTCAGGTTCAAGAGACTTCGACTTAGATGTCGCTGAGATAATTGAAGAGGCATACGAAAGATGTGGCCTTGAGCTTCGTACTGGTTACGATGCTAAGACTGCTCGTCGTTCTATGAATCTTATGTTCGCTGATTGGGCAAACCGTGGTTTGAACTTGTGGACTGTAAAGCAGGGGACTCAGGCACTGACTGCTGGTACAGCTACTTACACATTTACTTCTGACTACACAGACCTCCTTGAGGTTGTTGTTAGAAGAAGTGGTGTAGACTATGAGTTGAGCCGCATGTCTCGTGGTGAATATTTAACCCTGCCTAATAAAACAACTCAGGGTCGGCCTAGCCAATACTATTATAACCGACAGATAAACCCGCAGATTACTTTGTGGGCTACCCCTGACAGTTCTACTGATACTCTAGTGTACTACTTTGTACAACGCATTGAGGATGTGGACACGTTAGCAAACACAACAGACGCGCCTTTCCGATTCCTTCCGTGTATGGTAGCTGGTCTAGCTTATTACCTTGCTCTCAAGAAAGCTCCAGAGCGGGTTCAAATGTTGAAGAGCATGTATGAAGAAGAGTTCCAGCGCGCTGCAGATGAGGACGAAGACAGGGTGCCACTCAAGTTGCAGCCTAGTGTTTCGTATCTTCGGGTGAACTAATGGCAAGATACGCATCAGGTAAACAGGCTTGGGGATATTCAGACCGCTCCGGCTTCCGATATCGTCTAGCAGATATGCTGACAGAGTGGAGCGGTGCAAAAGTTGGTCCTGATGAGTATGAAGCAAAACACCCACAGTTAGAGCCAATTCGTCCGGGCCCTGACCCGCAGGCTTTGCACGATCCAAGACCTGATCAGCGTACCGAAGTACCTACACAGCAGTTGCTCCCTCCAAAACCTTTTGTATCAGGCGATGCTGGCACTGCAGTGATTACTGTTATTGAGCCATCACATGGACGTAGCTCTTCAGATACTGTAAGATTCCGCAAGGCAATCTCGTTTGACGGGTTTACACAAGGGGTATTAGAAAATGCATCAGGTTACTCAATTACTGTTGTGGATACGGACACATATACTTTCACGGCATCAAGTGGAACAGCAACCTCCGGTAACACACGAGGCGGTGGTGACCATGCGACCGCTGGCCCCGTCACGTTGGAGAATTAAATGAGCTTCACTTACACACAGTTAAAGACAGCTATACAAGATTTTGCGGAAAACACAGAAACATCTTTCGTGACTAACCTTCCTGTGTTCATCCGTGGTTGTGAGGATCGTATCTTTACACTTGTGGATCTTGAACTGTTCCGTAAAAACGCGACAGCCACACTGACTGCTTCTGACCCATACCTTTCAGTTCCCGGTGATTACTTAGCTTCTTTTTCTTTGCAAATCACAACAGCAGGGAAGCAAGACTTCTTGCTTCAAAAAGATGTGAACTTTGTTCAGCAGTATACTATGGCTGTTGGTGCTACAGGCACACCAAAATATTATGGTGTGTTCGATGTAGATAATTTTATATTATCTCCTACTCCTGACTCGGCACTTACAACTGAGCTTCATTATTACTATCGCCCTGCCAGCATAACAGCCGGCGCTGATAGTGGTACAACATGGTTGAGCGAGAATGCCCCGAACGCTCTTCTTTACGGTTCTCTTGTAGAAGCGTATACTTACATGAAGGGCGAACAAGACATGATGCAGTTGTACGAACAAAGGTTCGCGCAGGAAATACAGCGATTGAAGGACTTGGCAGAGTCCAGAGAAAACTCAGACGCATACAGACAAGGACTACCATCCAGGCCAAGGACTTAGGAGTTAGATTATGGCAACAAGTAACGCAGCAACAACCTATTTAGAACATGCTATTTTGCAGTTCTTATTTAAAAACAATGTCGATAGCTTTGCAACACTGGGCGACAGCATTTATGTTGGCCTAGCCACAGCAGTATCAGATGCTGAAGCAGGGACAGTGACAGAAGCAACTTTTGGAAACTATGCTAGACAGCAGGTCGCCGCTTCTGCTTGGACCGTTCCAGCAGTTAGCACAGATACGCAGACAGCAACGAACTCATCTAACATTGAGTACCCAGCATCTGGTGGTACAAATAACACTATTACCCATGCATTTATTGCGGACGCTGCTTCAAGCGGCAACATCCTGTTTATTGGCGCTCTTGATGCTAGTAAGACAATTGAGACTGGGGATATCTTCCGCATTAACGCTAGCAACTTATCAATTGAGTTGAAGTAATGGCGCTGGCGCTTAAAGACCGTGTAAAAGAAACTTCTACCACTACCGGCACAGGCACTTATACGCTTGCTGGAGCGGTGACTGGTTTTGAAACCTTTGCAGAAGTGGGTAATGGAAACACTACCTATTATACTTGTACAGATGGCACGGACTTTGAGACAGGTATTGGGACTTACACTTCAAGTGGTACGACCTTGGCCCGTACCACTATTCTTCAGTCCAGCAATAGTGACAGCGCTGTAAGTTGGGGGGCAGGAACTAAAACTTTGTTTGTTACTTTACCAGCGGAGAAGATGGTGTACTTGGATGCTAGTGGAAACCCTGTCAATGTCACAGCCGGTGCGTCGGCAGGCTTCGCGGTGGCGATGGCAATCGCGTTATAGATAGGAAGAAAATATGGCACAGGATTTTGAAAGAGTTGCAGCTTCAAGCATCTCGAACACACAGACACCGGCTGGTGCTACTACCTTGTGGACATCTGATTCAGATGACGCATTGATTGGCATCAACGCCGCAAACAAAGGGACTTCTCAAATCCTTGTGACTTTTCTAGTTACAGATGCTGATAATACGCCCTTCTATTATATTTTAAAAGATGCCCCTGTTCCTGTAGGTTCTGCTTTGCAGGTACTAGATGGTGGTGCGAAGGTAGTTCTTCAAAGTGGTGACATCTTAAAAGCATACGCAGACACTGCGTCAGCATGTGACGTTTGGATTTCTGTTGTAGACACAATTAGTTCATAAGGGGCGGTAGATGCCATATATTGGTCAAAAGGTTCCCGGTTCTTACCAAGCGGTTAAAGCTGTACAACGCTTTAATGGTGATGGTAGCACAACTACATTTACACTAACCACTACAGTCTCTTCTGTACAAGACGTACTTGTATCGGTTGATGGTGTTGTGCAGGATACTGCGGCCTACACTATTCCTGATGGAACTACCCTAACATTTACTGCCGCACCTTCTAGTGGCACTGGCAATATCTTCGTTAATTACCTTGCGCCTCAAGCTGGCACTATTACGCCTGCCGCTGAGAACAAGGGTAACTTCAAGGGCGGTGGCTTGTTTCGCACCAACGCACAAACACTCACATCTGACATCACTATACTAGCCACAGAGAATGCCAATGTT